GATTTCGGAGGCCTGGATGCCCGACACGGCAAACGTGCCGAAGCGGTAGACGGCGTTCTTGCCATCGGCACCGTCTGAGGCTGCGGGGCCCCGGATGCCCTGTTCGCCCTGGTCACCGCGTGGGCCAACGTCTCCCTGCTTGCCGGTGTCGCCGGGCTCGCCCTTGGGGCCCCGAAGATCACCGGACTCGTCGTCACCATAGAAGCCGGTGCTCGTGAAGTCGTTCATTAGTATTCGCCTCGACCGCTGACGCGGCCCATGTTGGTTTTGCCCGACCACTTCTCGCTAAGGTCTTGGGACAGGATGGCCTCGACGAGGCTGTCGGACTTCGACTGGAACGAGAGGACGTACTGGTCCTCCATCTGGAAGTAGTTCGCCGCGAGGGCCGCTGCTGCGTACACCACGGCGCTAAAGCCCGCTTGGGACCAGACGTTCTCGTCGGTGTCAGTGAGGAGCGGCAGGGTCTCGGCGTAGTAGTGGAGGAAGACAGTGGTGCCTGGGGCCGGGTACGGCTTAATCATCCAGGACTTTCCGGTCTTGATGAAGACCTCGGGGCGCCCGGTAGGGCACTGCGCGAAGAAGTCATCCTTGGATACCAGCCGGAGCGTGCCGTCAGCCGTGAAGATGTCGATGGTCTCCAGGTACTGCGCCGGGATCGTCAGCGAGTTCCGCACGCCGTCCCAGTCGGAAAGCTCCAGAAGAGCCTCCATTGAGCCGACGCGGCAGACGCGCTCGATCTCCTTAATACCGAGGTTGATGAAGTCTCCGGCAAGCGCGTCCGTCAGGTCCTTGCGGTTGATGATCCCCCGCAGGTGGGTCTTTAGTTTGCCGAAGCTCATGTGGTGTTCAGATGTTCTTGGAGGTGAGCTGGAAGGCCGTCAGGTCCTCTGCGCGTAGCTTGGCGAGGATGATGGCGGCGGCGTTGGGGTCGCACGAGTTGACGAGGGCGAGCATGTCGAAGCCCTCGCGCTGCCACTTGTTGACGACGGCTACGGGGATGCGTGCGAGGTGGACCTTCTCAAGGTCGTCGCCCTTCGTGAGGGCCGTGAAACTGGTGGAGTCCTGGCGGTTCCGCTTGGCGGCCACTGCGTCCAGGAAGTGCTGGGGGATGTGCTGTGCCGACACGATCGTGCCGGTGACCCGCAGGTCGCTATCGACCGTCTCGGGGACGAACTCCTCGCGTGCTGACACGAGGCGGTAGGGTTGGGTCATTAAGCTCTTGGAAGAAAAAAGGGGCACCCCCCGCTCCGGTTAGGGAACGAGGGGCGCAGGGGGGTTAGGCGGCAGCGATGCCCGTCACGAGCGTCGAAGCCTTGAAGTTGTCGTGCTGGAGGCCGTACTCACCGGCCAGCATGATCTTCGTGTTGTCGCCCGTCTTGGCGAGCGTCTCGCGGAACCACGAGCGGCCCTTCAGGACGACCGACTTCCAGTCCGCAGGGTTCCAGAGCAGACCGAGGTCCGTCTTCATCTCGCGGTTGGTCTCGATCGTGAGCGTGCCCAGGGCGGTCGTGTAGACGTCCACGACGTGGATGATCTCCTTCGCCTTCGAGCCGGTGACCTCGCGGGTACGAGCCGCGTTGCCGTCGAACTCGGCGGTCTGCTCGGCCACGTACGGCGCGACCATGAACCGGCGAGCCTTGCCGCCCTCGGTGTAGTTCTTGCGGATCGCTGCCTTCAGCGTTTCCTCTTCGAGCGGAGCAGCGATAGCCGCGTTCTCGATCTTGTTGCCCGCGTCGATGAGCTGCGACACCGAAGCGTGACGGCGAGCGACCGTGTTCGACCCCAGGACGATGACCTGATCGACGCCGACGCAGGCACGCTCGCGGTCGAGCTTCAGGGCCTTGCCCTTCTTCACGATCTGGCGGGCCAGCTCGTCCTTGCGGCCATAGTGGTCGGTCGCCTGGAGCGAGCCCGACAGCTTGATGGTGCGCGAGAAAATCTGCGTCGTGTTCGAACGCATCTCGGTGGTCGTCAGGTCTTCCTCGACGGCTTCGAAGCCCTCGACCTGGGCGTTGTCCTTGCCGCCCTCCTGCTCGTCTTCCTGCCACTCGTACGACTTCTGCGAGACGGTACGCTTCGACAGCGACGAGGTGAAAGGCGTCTCGTGCTTGTTCAGCATCGAGATAACGTCCGAAACGTCTTCCTTAGCGCCGACCGAGTCGTAAGTCTGAAAAGTTGCCATGTGAGTTATTTATTTCCGTGTAGGGGTGTTGTGTTGGGTGTGTGTTTGGGAGGTCGGACGAATTACTTCGACCAACGCCCCATGAGGACGGCGACAGCGTCGTCATCCGAGCCGGAACCTTGTGCCAAGCGGCGCTCGGCCTTCTTGGCGGCCAGGGCCCGCTCCGGGGGAACGTCGCGCGTGCCGGGCTTCAGGACCTTGGTGGGTGCGGCTGCGACCTTCTTGGCGGCGGCCTTCTGGCCCTTGCTGTACAGCATGGCCTGATGGAGGACCTTGATGACGCCCGCGTCAGCGATGCGTGACAGGTCGCCCTGGTCGAGCCCCTGAGAGGCCCCGTAGTCCAGGATGTCGCCGTACAGCTCCTCGCTCCAGCCGGGGATGTCCTTCTTCAGGACCTCGACGGCCTTGGCGGCTCGCTGGGTAAAGGCGGCCTGCTGGCGCTCCTCGTGGGCCTGCTGGAAGCCCTGAGCCTGCCCAAGGACCTTGCGGTAACGGGCGTCGGCCTTCTGGGCGTTCTCGCGGTGCCATGCGAACTCCTCCGGGGAGAGTTGGTTCTGGAGGACCAGCCAGTCGACATCGGCGTAGGGCGCCAAGTCTTCCTGGGCGACTTCCAGGGCCGCCTGGAGGGCCGCCGCTGCGCGACCGCCGACCGCGTCAGCCTCCGCCGATCGAGCCGTGATCTCGTCGCCCTGGGAGGCGAGTTGCTTGAGCTGGCCGATCGTGAAGTTTTTCGGCTCGCCGTTGATCGTGACCACGAGGGCTACGTCATCGCCGGGCTCGGCTGGAGTGGTGGCGGGTTCGCCTTCCTGGTCGTCGGCGTCGTCGGGGTCGTTGCCCTCGTCGTCGTCGTTCGGGTCCAGGTCATCGTCGGCGACATCGTCTGCGGGGTCGAGCGGTTCGCCGTCGTCGCCTTCGTTGCCGTCGTCGTTGGTCCCCGAGGGGTCCAGGCGGTCCATGAGGGCGGAGACTGCGTCGTCTTCGCTCATGCTTTCCATCGGTTCGATGGCCGATGCTTCGGTGGACAAGAGTGTCGGGTCTTTCAGTATGGTGCCAGCGGCTCGTCGGGATCGGCGAGGTCGTCAGCGGTTAGGGTTTCGGCGGCGGCCAGGATGGACTCCCCGCGGGCCTGGAGGACCAGTAGCCGTTCGGTGATGGCGGTTAGGCCGCGTGAGAGGTGGTAGGCGTCCTCGCGCTCCTGCCGTTTGTCCGGGAGGGACTGGAGGATCGCTTCGGCGCACTCGGCACGGACCTTTTCGATGGCCGTGAGGTAGGCGGGGTTTTCGAGGAGGAAGCGTGCTGCCTCCCCCTCGTCGACCGCGGCCTGTTCGACATCGTCGAGTAGGATCGTCGAGATTGGTGTCTCCTTTTAGCCGTTGGGCGAGATGATCGCCGAGGTCTTGGTGTTGCCATCCGGGGCGTTCATGGCGGTGTGGATTGCCAGCTCCAGCTCCGCCTGCGACGTGTCGATCCGGTTGGCCGTCTCGTCGTCCTTGCGGTCGGCATCGCGCGTCTTGATGAGTTGCGCGAACCACTGGTCCTGTTCCTTCAGCTCGGCTTCCTTCTGGTCGAGGGATGCCTTGAGCGCGAAGTTTTGCTCCTTGAGGACCGTCTCCCTTTCGAGAACTTCGGTCTCCTTGGCGAGCTTCGCCAGCTCCGCTTCAGACTTGGGGTCCGGCTTGGGCTCGGGGAGCTTGGACGGATCATTCAGGAACTCTTGCGTGTTCTTGTGGCCCTTGATCTCCAGGACCTTGCGGATGACGTTGAATTGCTTCGACTCATCGTACAGGCGGCCCCCGGTCTCCTTCATGTACTTATCGTACGTCAGAAGCTCTTGGGCCTGCCGGTCGCGCTCGTCGTAGCCCAGGGTCATGTCGACCCGGACATCCTGCCGGTTCCGCCACTGGGACGGAGTGACCTCGACGAAGTCCCCGGCGATCTCCAGGATACGCTTGCGGTCGTGTTCGATCGCGATGGCGTAAATCTTGAGGAACAGGGGTGCG